AGTCGGCCTTTGGGTGGTTATTCAGTTGTATCCAGTATGGTTTGGTTATAGGAAACCAGTCCGCAAACCAAACCATCCTGGGGTTAAGGTTGGAGGTTAGACCAGCTCGGCGCTGAGCACACGCTCCCAGCGAACGCTGCGCCATTCGGACTTCTGGGTGTCCCAAACAGCCTGCATCTGATCATTGCTGCGAGCAGCCTTGGTGGCTTCCGTAGCCGGCATCTTGTCAGCCCGGAGGGTGGCGTGAATGTCACGAATCGTGCCATCAGCCTTCTGATACCGCAGGCAAACCACGCCTTCCGTGAGCCGCGTCTGAACCATCTGCTTTTGAGTGTTTGTCATGTGTTTTTTCCTTAAAGGACGTTTTAACTACTCTACAAGTCTAGCAACTGCCCTGGCTGCCGTCAACAAAATTTCTAAAAATTTTTGAATTTTGGTTAAGCAGCATTTCCGTTAATGGTGTCGTCGGATCCTGGATTTTCGTCGCTCACTGCCAAGATTGCATCCACTTCCACTCGGCGTATCACCAGCTTTTCACCCGCAGGTTCAGTGAGCTCCACACCACGAGTCCAACGTCCATGCTCAATCAAAACATATTGGCCCACAGTGATGTCCTTTTGTTCGTGGCCCACCGCGTATACCTTGGCCCACCGGGGTCTGATACCACTGCTGCGAGCGTCGTCGCCCAGCAGCACGATTCCGCCCTGGGTGACTCTTTCACCAAAATGCATGTCCTGCACAATCACATGGTCGTGCAAGGCTTTGATATTTCCCTGAGTCTTAAACATGAGTTACTTTTTTTCTCCAATTGGGGGTTTTGCATCTGCAGACACACTGACTTCCACCAAAGCACTGGATTTGCGACTTTTTTCTGGTGGTTTGGGCACAGTGCTATGCAGCTTGTAGTATTCAGTCATTCTTTGATTGCGAGTTTTGGTAATTTTTCCAGTGGTGGGGCTGAGTTCGTCACCACGAGCATTGACTCTCATGTTTCCCACAGCCACAGTTTTTTCATTTTTAGATTTGAGTGCTTCCATATCAATCGGAACGCCATTTGAAGTTGTTACAATGTTTGCCATAGTTTTTCCTTTGTGTTTTTATTTAAGAAATTCTGCGATATCCAGATCCCAATACAAACTGTTGATCTGATGTACTCCTATTTTGTAAAGTGCGAAGCTGGCTACACTGCTACCGCGTCCTACTCCCATCACAATATCGTGTTGTTGAAACACTGTGACCATGTAATGAAGGTACCTCAACAGATCCAGTAGACCATAATCTAAATAAAGCAGCAGTTCCTGCCCCATGCGCTGGAGCTCTGCCTGGTCATTGCACCTACTGAGCAAAAGTTCAGCAATGTCCAGTTGTTGGAACTCCGTGGGCATCTGCCAGTTTGATTGCATTTTTTCGTGCATGTCAGCGGGATCAGCAGTCTCCAACCAAGCATGTACGATGTTTAAATCACTATATGTGTCAGTGACACCCAAATTGTGTTTGAGTGGATCCAGTACAAAAACTCCAGACAAATCCTTGTTGGGATCTGTACGGATTAAATCCAGCAGTTCAGCCTGAGACCAACCCACTTGGCCACACGCATTAATCTTCATCAGTCTGTTTTCCGCCATTGAAAACTTCAGCATTAAATTTGGGAGATTTCCGACCCTTCTTGATATCTATTACTTCTGCTGCACGATCTGGAATAAATTCATAAGTTTCTTCAGTTTCAGCAGTTTCCTCCCAACCCAGTTCTAGATCTTCCCAGGTAGTCACAGTGATGTCACCCACTGCATCAAATGTCATAAGATCACTGCGATGCCACCAGGGGATTCGATTTTTACGTCGACCCTTTAATTTGGTTCCTTTGGCAAAAGGACCCATAGCGTCGCCGGCTTCAAATTCATACCAAACCTGGTCACCAAATTTACTACTGATTCTTACTTTGTTACAGGTAATAGCATCTTCCAGAGCTGCATTGATTTTGCAGTACAGAGCAATGCCAATCACCTGATCATAGGCTTCTTCTGGAAGCACTACCATTTTTTCTGGGTAGATATCAGTGAGTTTTTGCATCAGGGGATTATTATGACTTATGAAAATACTGTGAGCAAAAAGTTCATTCACAATCACTTTCATTCGTTCGAAAGCAATATTTTGATGGCGTGCATTTTCGCTTTTGGTCACCATGTGTAAATCTACTGAAAAATGATTGGGGAAAATTTTATCATCATAAGCACATATTCCCAAAAAATCACTGTGCCAATCCAATTTTACATTCATAATAGATTCCTAACTGATATCAATCACATCTGATATCTTTTGATTTTTGCTGAGTTTTTCTAACAACGCCTGATTGCGTCGAATCTGTTCTGCTGCCAACGATTCACGAATCATGATAGCTTGTTGAACAACACTACCATTTCCATTACCACGCAATACCATATTTATTTTGGAGATACGTTCCTGCAACTCCTGATCAGTGAGAGTAGTGAGATCCTGGAGCAAAGGGTGCATTAAAGGTCCCCCGCCTTTCTGTTTTCACTGTAGTAAACATTAAATTTACCACCAGGATATCTGGACTGAAGTTTGTTGACATTTTCTGCAATCACCTGATTGGGGTCCAGACCCAATGCAATACAGGCTTGAATCCAGTACCACATGATGTCTCCCAATTCTCTCATAAGATGAAAATGAGTTTCAGGGTTAAATGATTTGCCCTGAAACATCACTTTCTTTAGTATTTCATTGAATTCGCCAGTTTCGCTGCTAAGACCAATTCCAGCAGTGAGCAGGCGGGGGACATTAAAATTGCTGGCGTGTGCGGCCATTACATCATCCAAGTGGTCCTGGTTCTTACTGGGGTTACTGGTAACCCCATCTACAAATTGTTTGTAAGCGTTGAGATCTACGTTCATATGTGTATTTACTCAGCATAACACAGATCCCAGAAATATTCAATTAGTAACCCAATTGTGTTGCTATTAAACTTGCGCCCTGAATCACAGTAAAAGTGTTGCCACTGGTTTTGGAACTCACGCTCACTGTGACGTTACCAGTATGAGTAAATGTTCCAGTAATGCGAACAAACTTAGCACTGGTACTGCTGGTTGTGACTGTACTGCCAGTGCTGTCTGAAGTGATTGCTGTGTTTGCTGTGAATGCACTAGTGGGTCCAGCTTGTTGTTCCACCACATAGTAACAGGTTCCTGCGCTGAAATTCATTGCCAAACTATGAGTGTCTGTGCTTCCGTTGGAATGAATAATGGGCAAAGCTGCTTCAAACTTGTAGACTTTATTAGCCAAAGCAGTAAAAGACAATGTGCCCACTGTGGAATTTCCCACCACCACAAATGAATTGCCGGTTATTACTGCATTCGCAGTCAGATACTTCACAATGGGTTTGGGTTTGCTATCCACTTCTCGTACAGCAATGGCGCCGCCAGCATCAGCGGTATCAAAAACCAGATCATAATAACCAGTGCTGGGGAATGTGATCACACGGGTGGTGTGATCATAGTTGGACAGAGCTCGATCGTACAATGAGATAGCCGCTGGCAGGGTGATGGTGTGAGTCACGTTTGTTACATTAACTCTGAGTTTCAGTTCGCCGTACTTTCCACTGGGTGGTAGGTTGCTGAATGCCAAAGTGCTGGATACGCTAGACCCACTCAGTGTCACAGTCTGAAAACTACCATCAGAATAATCAATAGTAAGGGTTCCAGCGGTAGTAACAGTACCTTTGGTAGCAGTGGTCAAGCTACAATCTTTAAATACCGCCCCTTCCAGGATTGCATCAGCTAAATTGTTGCTAGTAGCTGATGGTGTGCTGCCGTAGGTTAACGGAGCTTTTACCACCACTTTGTCCATGAGATCATTGATTTCACGAGCGGTTACTGTAAAATTATTCTTGATACTGGTGAAATTATCTCTGAATCCCTGGCTGTTGTTATCAACTCCAGCTACTGGATAATTCTGATTAATGCTATTGGGTGTGATTTGACTAGACATCTACTATTCCTCTATCTATGATAGTGCTGTGAATGAACTTAATGTATTTAGTGCCTTGATCTGTTTCCAGGTATGTATCTGTGTTCTGATCAAAGAATTCTGTGGTTCTGTTATCAAAAACTGTGCCATCTGCCGCGTTCATCTGTGAGTCACGATTGATGAAACCCGGCACCGAATAACCAATCCCCAGTGTTGCTGGATCCACCAAACTCACAACCTGCCCGCCGTGGCGAACACCAGAGCGCACAATCACACTGTCAAATGTTTCGCCAGTGTAACCAAGTGACTGTTCAAACCTCAAAGTGATAATGCCTGATTCATTTTCCAGCATTCTCCAGATACCAGCTCGCTGATACTGATCTTGTGGAGTGTCCAACAGCACAAAATAATCTGCCGGGAAAGAGGGTTCTGCGCTGTGTGCGTAGACACAAACATAATATGCTCCGTTGTAGCTCACTATGTCTCCCTGAGTATAAGATGAACCGCTGCTCCATACTGTGTATGCTCCTGGTGTAGTAAATGTCAGTGTATCACCGTCATTTAATGTTTGTACACTATTGAGTGTGACAGCTCGGGTTACGGCATCTATGGAAGTCACAGTGGGCGATCCTGCGATAGTACCACCACTCACTGTTTGACCCACTGTGATCAAATATACAGAATCCAATATCACTGTTTGACTTGCGACAGTATTTCCAGTTACCACCGCGGTAACTGTTTGTGTTTTGGTAAGTTCAGTGTATCCCGGAATTATTCGATAGGTTTCGTAATTGTCACCGTACAGATCCACAAAACTGACCTGCGTTCCAACGTCCAGTGTTTGCCCAACGTCCAGTGTTTGCACAACACTCAGTGTAACAGTGTTGAGAACCGTATCAACAGCAGTTACTACTGGTGCTCCGATTATGCCAGTGCCTTGTGCAGTCATTCCTTCACGAATTCTGTCCACGCTATCCACAGTAATAACGGTGTTTGAAGTCGTGGACGCAATCAAAGTCACCAGTTCAGTTTCATCAAAACTGGGATTGAGTCTTCCCCAACCATCGTAGTCGGGGAATTCTTCAATTTCCGAAGCAGCAAAATTTTCCTGTTTGTAAAATACCAAAGTCTTGTTGTGTAAGCTGCCACGAGCACCATCCACCACACCAGCAATTTGTAGATCTCGCATCAGTTTTCCATTGATCTGGCAGAATGGTGAATCCACAGCAAAGTCCACTTCTCCCACAATACGAATTGGCACATTGTCATCTATTATTATTTGATCCCAAGTAGTGGGTTGATTGTCTTTGAACTGATCCAGATCTTTATCATAGTTTAGAGCCAATCCGTCGTCCCAAGCATAACGGTCAGTTACTGCACTAACAGTATTGACTTTTAGTACCTGCTGTAGTTTATACAAGGCCAGTTTTCCTGTGCCGGGTTTGAGATATACCAGGGGAACAGCCTGAACATAGTTCAAATATCTATTATTAGGTTGTCTGCTGGTCATCCAGCTGGGCAAAAATTTACGATTGTTGGGAGTCAACACTGTTCTAAATCTGCGTTGCATGTTGGGCAAGCTGGCAGGGTAAAGATCCAACAGTCTATCCTGACTCACATCCAGTAGTTCGGTATCTGTGCTATCCAGAGCTGTATCAGTTGTAATCGGTATGTTTAGGCTTCTAACATCCACGGTACCAGTTATGGTGTTACCAGTACTGGTAGTGAGATTGTCCAGTGGGTCTACATAGATAACTTCGTATTCTACATTGCCGTTTGAATCCAAACTCTGTGCCCATCGAAGTTCACGAAAAACATATCTTTTGTTATAATGATATGCAGCTATGGCACTAATTACTTCAGCATCTTTGGCAGTGTCCAATCCATACCCCACCAACATGCGATATCTGTTCTGTCTTCCAAACCAATGATCATCTGGACGATATACGTTTTCATCTGGTATTATCAGGTCGTTGTATATAGCTCTGGAGATTTCATTACGATCACGCTCGTTGAGAGCAAATTCCAGATAAAAGTTGCTACTGGGTCGTGTTTTATAATCCAGAACACGGAATGTGAAAGTTTTGGTGCTGCTTATGAGTCTTTGAATAGGATCATTCAAATATGTTTCAGCCACAACATTCACGGTATAGGTTCTATCAAAAGTGGTCTCTCCAGTGGATACGTCAAAGGTAGTTCTATCATTGAGAACAAAATGCTGATGACTGATTCGGCCTTCAATTTCTCCGTTTTCAGAAATCCTCAAACCACGTGGAATATCTGTGCCGTCAAATCCCAGTGTAGTATTGTTACTTATGGTTTGTGCAGAGCTCAGTCTCACTGTGCTGTTTGACTCATTGATCTCTAGCACCAAGGGATAGCCCACTATGCCTTCTCCACTCACAGTCATATTGAGCGCCAAATTATCCACGCTGTCCAGTCTGATATATTCAGATTGTGTGAAATTGCCCAGCACTGTTTTGAAGTTTTTTGACACAAACCGATATTTTACTTTGCTTCCGCCCTGATTCACAGCCTCCACGCGAAATTTACAAGGAACACCGCTCATGATATCACCCAAATCAGTATCAGTAACCCAGTTGAGCAAATAGTTGGCGCTGCTGCTTATAGTAATCTGCTTTTCCCACAATGTACTAGATGGGTTCACCAAATGATATTCTGTAAATGTTGGCACCGTTTGATTACTGGAGAAAGTCAGGGTGTCGCCGGCATATACTCCAGACCCAGTGGGCGCTGCACTCAGTGTCACAGTGGATAATGTATTATTGATACTGAGTACAGTGGTGCCTCCTGTTATGTTGTTGCCAGTCACTGTGGCTCCCACCACAATTTCAGCTACACTATCCAAAATCATAGTATCAGTCACACTGTTAGATTGCACCACAGCAGTGGGGTCCCAGTTGCTTCCGGTCTGATACAATCTTTTTACACTGGGCTCGGAATAACTATCAGCATTGGTACCAGTAAATCTCTTGGCATACACAATGCTTCCCTGCTGAATCTCTTGAACAAACTCCAGCACATAATAACCAGGAGTAACTGATTCCACAAATTTCCACAAACCAGCTCGTTTATTCTGAATTGAACTGCTGGTACTAGATGAACTCTCAGTCCACCCTGGAATAATTGTGCTGGTCTCATCAAACCACCCGTCTGCTTCAACGGTACTGGGATCTGTGGTATAAGTGGTTCCGTCTAAACCATCATAAGTCGCTGACATGTTTTCTTGTTGAAAAAACACAATGGTTTTATCAACAAAATTGGTGTAAGGAACATCTAGCCCCAGATTATCCAGAACAGCCTGTGTTTGGTTGTTTACAATACTAAACGGCAGAGTAGTTGCATAGTCAGTCTGGATGGCGATTTCACTGGCTTCGTGTTTCTTTTTGTATACTCTGACCCAAAAGTTATAGACTTTTTCGCCCTGTGATATGGGTTTCAGATAACCGTATAACCATCCAGTGTCTGTGTTGATTGCTAAATCTTCCGGAAGAACTTCGTCCAGATCCTGCGTGATCAAATCACCATCAGTGTCATCAGGGTTTCTACTAGCAGTATATTCAATGGTTGGAGGAGTTAAAAAACCCAAAGTTTGTAATAGTGTGCCACTGACTTCCACTAACACAATACTGGGGTTTTCAGTGTAAATCAGCAAACGCCCGTTATTGACTTCGGCACTAACACCAGGCACGATTGCTCGATTGATGTCAGCAGCCAGATCCACCACAGTGGTTCCAGTGAGCACCACAGATTTCCCATCTATGCTGATCTCGTCATCCTGAGTCAGAACCGGGTCAACCACTGAACTTACCACAGTGGGCCTTCTCACAATGGGCAAAATTTCAAAACCAATATCATCGCCGTCAAAATCTCTGGCAGAAAATCTATAGTAAAAATAATTTTCATCCAACACTGTGTCTATAGCTGTGCCACGATCCAACAATACTGGCGCTCGAAATGAAATACTGCTATCACTCAAGCTGCTGTCGGTGTAGATTTCAACAGTATCGCTGGTGAGCAGATCACTTTGTACGATAATAATGTTGTAGGTGGCAATAACTGGAATTTTGCCATCAGTGATGTTTATATCAAAATTATAAGTAACGCTGGGTTCAGTCACTGGCTCAGCATACCCAGTGATTCTGCCAGTGGAACTGAGTTCCAGTCCCAAAGGCAATCTACCGCCCACAACACGATAAGTTAGTGTATCACCAGGATCACGATCCAGTGCGGTTACATCAACCTCTACCCAGGTGCCGTCAGCAAATGTTCCCAGATTTCGATTGGAGTAAGGTGCTGTTCTGGGCTCTGGTGGATCTTCACCAGTGACTATGATACTAAAAGTTCTGTCGCTGAGTTCTCCCAGATCATTGATGCAGCGAATCACAAACGTAAACACTGTTTCTTCGTTTACATCCAGCGGAACTCCGCTGAGTTTCCCACTGGGATACCCTTTGATGTTTCCAGAAGGCGTTAAGATCAATCCGGGTGGCAATCCGCCACTCACAATCTGAAATTCTGCGCGACTGTTTCCAGTGGACACTTGCAGTTCAAGTTCATAGGGTTTGAGTTCAACAGCAGTTCCCAAACTTCCTGCGTTAGTGATCCATTGAGGTGCAGCCATAAAATTCTCCTATACAAATTACACAATGTCGTCAATTTGTATTTATTGTTTGTGAGAGCAGTTTGATAGATGCACCGTTATTTCTTCAATCGGTTAACTTCTTCTGTTAATTCCTGTATGGCTTTGACCAGCAATGGTATCAAACTCTGATACGCCATACCAAGATATTCATGTCCTTGTTGAACTACGTCATCAACATAAACCTGATCTTTCAATACTTCTTTGACTTCCTGTGCTATAAAGCCAACATGAATGTTTTGACTTTTGTTGTATTCTGGAACATAGTTAAATGAAACTGGTCTCAGTCGTTGTATCAGATCCAGACTGTTATCTAAACTGTTTACATTGGTCTTCAATCTCAGATCTGACCCGTTCACATATGCACCTGCACCCCAAACACCAGTACCGTTGCATTGTAAATTATAAGCACCTTGATCTGTTGTGCCGCCAACCAGAACTTCACCGTCAGAATTCACATAAATTCTCTGTACTCCATCACCATCTGCAATAATAATTGTGTTTGATAGAGTTGCACCTAATCCTGTTACGTTGGCACCAATAATAGTATTATTATCACCGGTTTCAATACCCGCGCCAGTATTATAACCCAAAGCAGTATTGTTTACTCCAGTGGTTACACCAGGTAAAGTACCCCACCCGATGGCAGTATTTTGTAATCCAGTAGTATTCACATTGAGTGCTTGGTATCCAACAGCAATATTAGTAGCAACAGCAGCATTGCCTAAACTTAAATTTAAATTGTTAAATGTGGCACCAGTAACGTTACCACCAACATTGAGGTTTCCCACAATTCCAACACCACCGGCTACCTTTAAAGCACCTGTGGTTGTGCTGGTGCTGTTAGTGTTTGCAGTAATATCAGTAACGCCTGTGGTTAACGACATCAAGTTGCCCAACTGAGTGATATTGGGTTGTGCTGCTGTGGTTATGTTGCCCACGATATTGGTAGCACCAATGTTGCCCACATTGGCATTACCTGTTACGCTTAACCCTCCACCACTGCTGATGTTTCCAGCTGAGAGATTGCCAGTCACTGTGAGACTGCCCAGTGTCCCCACAGATGTGATATTGGGTTGTGCTGCTGTGGTAAGGTTGCCGCTCAGATTGCCGGCACTCACTGTGCCAGTCACTGTGAGAGTATCTGTTCCGTTCCAGGTTAAATTTGCACCAGTGTCGGTGATTGTTGAACCTGTGGTTGCATAATAACCCAACCGATTTGCTGTTCCGCCGCTTACAACGCCAGCAGCCACCCAGCTGAGATTGCCTGCGCCGTCGGTTTTTAACACATAATCTGGGCTGCCTCCAGAAATTTTAATATTTGCTACATTACCCAAATTGGAGTTGTTGGTAACCAACAGGTTACTGGTGTCTAGATTGCCGTTGCTGACCACGTTGCCGCCAGTGATGTTACCAGTGGCTGTGATCAAACCAGCAGTTCCCAGGTTGCCCACATTGGCGTTAGCAGTTACGCTCAGCGTTCCGGTGAACACTGCATTGTTGGCGCCAACATTGCCCAGATTAGCGTTCCCAGTTACACTCAGTATTCCACTCACACTGTTGATGTTGCCCGCAGTGATATTGCTGGTCACAAACAAATTAGCTTGACCAGTGATATTACCCACCACAGTGAATGCATCATCATAGGTCAGAGCACCAACGCCAGCACGTCCCAGTTTATAATTGTTGGCATTACCGAACACAACATAAGCATTGGCTGCATCCTGACCACCTCTCAAACTCATGGTGTTGGTAATGTTAATGTCGCCAATCCAGATGTCATCTCCCACACGGTAATTGGTACCATTTCCGTTATTGTTGGTTATCACTAAATCCGCAGTGGCGTTGCCAGTGACGTTCAGGACACCACTCACACCGTTGATATTGCCAGCAGTGATGTTGCTGGTGATTGCTAGATTACTCTGTCCAATGACGTTTCCACTCACTGTGAGGCCAGTAAGAGTTCCCACCACAGTGATATTGGGTTGTGACGGTGTTTCCAAGTTACCTACAATGCTGCCAAAAACACCTCTGGTGGCACCAATGTTGCCCACGTTGGCGTTGCCACTGGCGCTGATCGTGGTCACACCACTCAGTGAACCAGCCAGTACCGCTGCTGTGGCTCCAATGTTGCCCACGTTGGCGTTACCGCTCACGTTCAAAATACCACTGACTCCGTTGATATTTCCAAAAGTGGCATTGGCTGTTATTACTGCATTACCAGCGCCAATGTTGCCCACATTGGCATTGCCAGTTACACTCAGAATGCCACTCACACCGTTGATATTGCCAGCAGTGATGTTGCTGGTTATTGATAGATTGGATTGCCCAATAATGTCGCTGGTAAACACCCCCACCGCTGCGCCAATGTTGCCCACATTGGCATTACCGCTTACAGAAAGTATACCACTGACGCTGTTAATGTTGCCGAATGTGCCATTGGCTGTGATGACTGAATTTGTGGCTCCAATATTGCCCACATTGACGTTGCCACTAGCATTGATTGTGGTCACGCCACTGAGTGGGCCAGCCAGTACCGCTGCATTTGCTCCAATGTTTCCCACATTGGCGTTGCCAGTCACGCTCAACGTTCCTGTAAAAACCCCTGCGCCGGCGCCCAAATTACCCACATTGGCGTTGCCAGTGACGCTTAGTATGCCACTCACTGAGTTAATGTTGCCAGCACTGATGTTTGAACTAGCTGTGACGTTGCCAGCACTCAAAATACCAGCGGTAATCAAATTGCCACCAGTGATATTGGCTGTGGCTGTGATCAATCCGGTTGTTCCCAGGTTGCCCACATTGGCATTGCCAGTTACACTTAGTATGCCGCTCACTGAGTTGATGTTGCCAAAAGTGGCATTGCTGGTTACTGTGGCATTAGAGAACGTGCCCAGAGTGGCTGAAATGTTTCCAGTTATATTGACTAAACCAGTGGCGTCAATATTTCCTGCTACCAAGTTTCCAAACAAAACAATATTGCTGTCATTGGTTAGCAATGGCTGCCAACTGGCTCCATTGCTAAAATACATCAGATCTTCAGCCACGCTGTATGCAGTGACACCAATGTTTTGTGTAGCATTTGGAAAACTCACCACATTAGCATAGTTGGTGATTCCGGCAGTGTATAAATCTGTGAAGTTTTCGTTTATGATTCTGAAAGCGTCGCGAAGGCGAACACCAGTACCATCATTTGCTACGTTACCAATATTGATCAGTTGCTGACTCATTTGTTATACCCTTACTGGGTATTTAGCAACAAATGTTTAAACTTCCAATGGTTTAACCTCGATGTGATCAAATTCCAACTCAAAATCTGGAGTCACCGTTGGTAGTGGATTCAGATGTTGGGTACTGTTCACAGTGACATGAGGAGTATATTCAGGCCAATCATGGCTAGCACCGTGCTTTTCTAACAGTTTAAAAATTTTATGTGCATCTGGACAATTAATCAAAACTGTACAGGCATGATCGCCAAGATTTTTCCATTCTGATATTTTTGCTTTAATACTCACAGATTTTTGAATAGCCACTGCCTGTGGCAGAGGTGTTCTGCTGTAACAAAGTGTGCAGTGGAATTCTTCAGCCGGGTCATGTGGTATGCCTTGTTGATCACACCAGTCAGCTAGCTGCTGTGCTGTTTGTGTGGTCAGTTTCAGTGACGCATAAGTGCCATTTTGGTGTTGGTGAACTGAAATTTCTGATACAGTCATACCAACCTCTGATTCACAACATCCCAGTTGATGATTTTCCAGATATTCTTAATGTAACGAGCTTTGTCTGGCTTGTTTTCTCCAACGGTCCAGCTGTGTTCCCAAAGATCCACCGCCAACACAATAGATTTGTTGTAGTTCTGATTGGCCAGCGTGCGAATATCACCAGCTCTGCTGAGATAACACCAACCAGATCCTTGCAGTGCCATTGCTGCTTCAATGAACTTTTCTTTAAAGTTTTCGTAGTCACCAAACTCTTTATTAATTTTGTCCAAGATCAATCCGGTGGGTTTGTTAGCACCACCAGGTGGTCGAAGCTGTGGCCAAAAAAGATTGTGCAACATGGCTCCACCATAGTTAAAATCAGGGTCGCCCTCGCCCGCATTATAACGGTCCACGTATCCTCGACTCAGCTTGCCATAATGATATTCCACCGTGGCCTGACTCATCACGGGCTCAAGCTCATCAGTGCGATAAGGCAAAGAGACCAGACTGAGTTTGTCTGGTCTCTTCTCTGCTTCGAATAGTTTAATGTACTCTTTCATATAGAGTATTTATGTTCACTTGACTCTATAAACAATTCTCGCTTTGGTGAGATCATAAGGACTGATTTCCAGATCCACAGTATCTCCCAGGATAATCCTGATTTTGGCTTTGCGCATTTTTCCGCTCATGTACGCCAATACACTGTGTTCTTCAGTAATCTGTACCCGGAAGGTTGTAGAGGGTAGAACATCCACCACTACGCCGGTCATTCTAATACAATCGTCTTTTGACATCTGAATTTATTTATCCGTTACCTCAATAAGTCTTTCCCAGCGAAATGATCGCCATTGATTAAGTTCCAGATCCCAAACCACTTGCAATTCATTATTGGGTGGTCCAGCATGACTGGTTGGGTCCTGAGAAGGAATCAGCTCGGAGCAACAAGTGCCAGTTAAACTCACTGTGCGTTTATTGCTGAGTTGAAACTTTAAAACCAGAACTGATTTTGTCAAACGCTCTCGAATCTGATTCTTTTGATCTTGTTTTGTGAAATCTATCATGCGTTGTTTTCTAATGACAGTGTTATAGCTGATAGGTATTTTTCTCGAGTATCTTTAATCCAAGTAGAATCATACACGGATTCCACATGTTTGATTAGTATTTCCATGAAACGTTCAGCAGTATCATGATAACTGGGAAACCACAGTGAATTGACTCCAGTTTCCTTGAGCTGACTAAAAAGCTCCAGTTGTTCAGGGGTATAATTACGAGTCAAGGGCTGCCCTGCTTCTGCTAACAGTTTAGCCAACTGTGTACTAAGATCCACAGCAGCAGCCAGCAACGCCACAGTGTCTGGTTCCACATGATATTTTCTACTCTGTCCATTTTTATTAACAGAGATCAGAGTGTGTCCCACGGGGATATTATGCGATAAATTGCCAGAAAATTCCACATCATTTATCGATACCAGTTCAAAGGTACCATCATCCAGTTTGCGATAGAGATTATTCTTCATGGATTAATTTTGCCAACATTATTAACTGTTCATGAGATTTCTTGAGATTTTCAATTGCATTGTACCAGCCAATCACAGCATCTTTGATAGTGGGATTCTCCAGGTCCAGTTCTGATGGAAGTGCCAGAAATTTTTGATTTTCCAGGAGTTGTTTGATGCTGCCTAAACCCTTTATTTTGATGTCAGCTATTTCGATAACTCCTTGTTCACCCATGCCCCAAGGATCATTAAACCAAACATTGTTGGTATACGGGTTACAAGAACTAGTGGTTGCGCATGTGGATGTGGTTGTGGTTGTGGATGTGGTTGTGGGAACGTGTATTCCCGTAGGGAGGGAGGTCGTGTAAGCCCAGCCTCCGCCGTTAGTATCGGTTATAAAATCTTCTAATTTAGGTATTAGATATGTGCTCATGTTGCTATTTATTTGTAGGCCTTGAGCAGCAGGAATTCTTCAGTGATGCGTCCGTTGAGTTTGCTTTCCACTGCTTTGATGTCTTCAAACCACTTCTTGCTGGCTGGTTTACCTGCTGCCATGAGCTCTTTAAGTTGAGCATCGGGCTTGCGCAGTGTCTTGCAGATGCTGCGAGTTTCGCTGTAGCCTAAAATCTTGCTGCCCTTGATGTACAAGGATCCCTGAGAATCGTCCGCCAAGTAGATACCCAGCTTGCGCTTCTTCACGTTGTAAACCCAAAGTTCAGTGGCTTTGAGTATCTGCGTGGGGTCGATGCTCTGAATCTTGAGCTCCACATCTTTGTCCAAATACTTGAGCTTGCTCACCATTTTCTGCGGAGTTTGTCCTCTGCGAGTCTTGGGCTTGCGAGCAGCAGCCTTCATAGTACCGTAGCTAAAAAGCTGTTCCAGAGCTTTGGTGCACCAATCCACCATGCGAGTGATCTGGCGCTTTCCGTATTGGCTGTATCCTTCAACTAGTTGAGGGTCGGCGCCTTTTTGTACTTCACGAAACTCAAGCAACTGCTTTTCCAGATCCGCAGTAAGATCTCGAACTCGAGCTTGTGGAATGTTGTACCGAATCAGGATGGGAAGCAGATTGGGTTCTGATTGACAGCCGCCAACAACAAAATCATCAAAATGACCCTGAATTTCACCACCACATTCGTATATCTTTTCCTGAAGATGATCCTGAATTGTACGTTTCTTCACTGGAGCGACTGCGACAGATTTGGCTTGTTCAGCCATTTCAGCACGTTTTGCAATCACCATTTCGGTCAGTGCTGCCTGAATCTTGCGTAGATCCCGAATACGCAACACATACCCCATCTGAGCTGAACGACACAACCAACCCATAGTGGGTGACATATTTCCGTGCTTGCGCACAATCTGTGCCAGATCAGCACGTTTAGGGCTTTGGCTCAACCATTCAGCCACAAATTCGTTGGCACGCTTGGCGTCCTGAGTGATGTTGTACCAGCGAAATGCCGCACCCAAAGCGCAATTGCGCTGTTTGGGAGTCCAAATATATTGATCTTCAGCAGTAGGCCACGTGGGCTCCGTAGAACCCACTATGCTAGCGTCAACGCCACGATAAACAAGACCGCGATTTTTTGCAGGCTGTGCTTTACTCATATCACTAGTTTAGCAATCATTTTGCTGGTTGTCAATATTTTTTAACTGTTTTGAAATCAACGGTTTAGCTGTATTTGAACGTCATTCGGCCTTTTTGTCCTGAGAACCAGTAGGATTTTTCAGAACTGATTTCCAGTTTACCAGTAAACTCCATGGGGAAAATCACTTCCCATTTGTCCAGAGTCAGCTTGCCTGTTGTTTTGTTGGCGTCTGGTCGAAATTTCGTATACATGTGCAGCTGAATCAGCGAAGAGCTGTTGAGCACGTCCAATGCTGCTCTGCTGAAATCCGGACCCTGATTGATTTTTTCAACCACAGCTTTGGCGACCATGGCCAGTGCATGAAACCCAATAGTGTAACCCACAGTTTGATTCTGATAAAACTCACTGTTCTGTATATCGGAAGCCAATTTCATGGGTCCCGAATCCAGTTGTGCTTTCAGCGGGTCAACAGAACTATCAAATTTTCTACTGGCTTTGAGTTTTCTTTTCAGTTGGTCTCGCTCAAATCTGTTTTTCTCAAAGGAATCCCTGATGGCTTGCGCCTGATCTTGGGTAATCAAACCCATGGTTATGCCCAACGTCAGAGGGGATTCACGTGTTTTTTCTTTCACCAATATATCAATCAATTTTTCCAGTTTCTTCACATGAGCTTTCTTTAGTAAATCACTGTTCTGATCCCGTAAAGTTTCTATCCCATCATAGATGTTGGATACGCTGGCTGTTGCACCTTTGTTGCCTTTGCTGCTGATTCCAATACGAACTCCGTCTGGGGTCACCAAATAACTGTCAACCAGGCCTGCATTCATAATGTTGGGAAATTCTATACTACAACTGTTCCAGGATTTACCCTTTAACAACGCTCGTTTAGCAGCATCAGTCTGTGGTATTTTGTTCATCCACAACATAATGGGACCGATGATCTCGCCCAGATCGTCACGAATTGCTGCTGTTTTGGATGCAGGTATAGAAAATTCAAATTTGCCTGTGTTCACCAACGTTTCCAGGTCCTGATAAATCTGTTTGCCCTGATCAGCATTTTGTAAATTGGTTTTAAGTGCATTCAAAATCGCCCTGGGATTGGCAAATTTTGTCTGCGTGGGCAGCAGATTAGTGGGTTTGAATCCGCTGAGATTTTTGAGAGTTCTTCCACCCTGAAAAATAAAACCACCCAGTTCGTTATTGTCCCACTGCCCCAAAGAGTCTGGATCAATTTTGGTAATCCATTTAACAAATGCAATTTTTTTATCACTGTCAACGACATTGAAGACTGCAATAGCAAACGCTCGGTACATGTTCTTGTACTCGTTGATTTGAGTTATATCAGATACATTTTGATCTTTCAGATTATCCAGTGTCTTTTTGTACTGGTCCAGTAGCTCAGCAGTCTCAGCTTGGCCATATTTGGGAAATCTTATGATTTCTTCTAGTCTGATTTCCACACCATCTTCATTGCGCCATAGATCATCACGCTTCCTGAACAAAATACCGCGTGATGCTTCCCTTAACAGTTCTTCAATAAGCATACAACTATTTATGAAAATTTCTGTACCAGCTGACCTGTCTGGCCAGTTGAACGCCTCGCTTGCGAGTTTCAGCATTGTCACTTTGTTTCATACGATTAGCACGACTCTTTAGTCGCTTGAGGTCACTGGCTGTGATTTTCTCATCTTTGCCTTTGCCAGCTTTACGCTTTAAACTGCCAGGTCTGCTGCCGGGTTTGGCACGCTGAGTGAAATCCTCGATCACATCTATAGTGAATTCCGTTACCTGTTTGTGTTCAATATCAGTTGATTTCAAGTACTGTTGTAGGTTTTTAACACCAGTTTTGAATGCCCATCTAAGTCGGTGATCCTCGTAGGGATCACCACCGCTTACGTGAGCGGCGCCAGTGTCGGGATCAATAAACAAAGGAACTACATATTCACCCATTTCTGGCAATTTTCTAGTCCAAATAGCCACCGCCCCGGGCCAGTGTGTATCGTCACTGACTATAACCACATCCAACTCCTTGGACAACATTTGATAAATGTTAGCAGTTAAATTTTTACCACGGTAAGACGGATGGGTCCAGATTGTAGACGCCACCAGTGCTTTTTTATGATTCAGCATTTGTTCTGAAAAGCTAATACTCACTACGAACTCGTCTTCATCATCCAAAACCACAGCACGACGCTGTTTAGAACCAGAAAGTGTGATATAAGTTACTGTAATGTCGGGGAATCCTGGAAGATCATAATTTTGAAATCGTTCATATTTTAGCATTGATCGCAGCATTCTTTCCACACTGGGATTCATGAAGTCATCAGAATGACCACTATCAGCCATTTGTAAAATTTCATTTACTTGATCTTCATCAATAGTTTTATTGGCGAATTTCAGCATCTGCTCCTGACTGGCTTGATTTGACAGCGTGGGTTTCAGACCTGGATGCAGTGGAGTAGGCCAATCCCCATACTCGACCCAACAAAATCCCTTTGATTCCCAATTTAGTTCAGGCTCAAATTCTTCATCAATCACTGCCAAAAAGATATAGTATTTGTGACCTCTCGTGGGTTCCACAAACACACTAATGGGGATCATTTCTGCTGGACCTGAGTATCCACTTTCTTCTGCCATTTCTCTCTTGGCTGCTGTTTGTGCATCCTCACCTGGGTCAATTTGTCCACCCCAACAGCCCCAGGTATTGGGATGACTAACATATTGGCTGCGATGGTTAAGACAAAACCTTCCAGTACTCTTGGCTACAATCAGGCAACCAGCAGCTTTGCGAATCTTGTTGGTATCAAACATTTCATTCAGTATCATAACTGTTCCTCTAGATCACTAATTCTATTTTTGAAATCAAATGCTAGGACCAAATGCTTGTTTGATGAGTTATACGCTGTTTTAGGGTCACCTTTGATGTATTTTTGTTTGTAATAATCAAATAATCTGGGGTTAATGCCAATTTTTTCCAATCCCGGAGTTCCGTCAGTTCTATACCATATAGATTTTCCTTCTGGTGTCTGCCCAAGGTCACTGGTTATGATAACTCCGTAGTGTTGTGCTACTTCTTTATAAATTCTAGCTCCTAGATTCAGGTTTCCATATTCAGGAGTTACGTGAACATTTTTAACTTGCCAGGATTTTCTTTTTACTTCAAATTTGACCCAAGCCACAATATCAATCTCGCCATGTACTTCATTGGTTGCTACTAATTCTTTAATCAGACCCTGGTCAATTATGTTCAGTTGGATGCCCTCGTGGCCACTTAATGGCATAGTTTTGTGTGGGAACTTCAGCATGGATTTGAGTTTAGGCGATCTCAGAATAGAATGACGACCAACGGGATCTAACATATCAGTTTCACTCAGCTGTTTGTCGTTTGAATGAAAATATTCAGGATGTGTTTTGCCAAAGTCACGCATCAGAATTCCAGCAGCAGCATTGGCTTGGTTTTCATGTTCACTGCCAGTTTCACCGCTGTGATCTTCCAGTTCATTATTTAATCTTTGTACATAATGAACTAATTCATGAGCCAGTGTTCTCATGATGTCCATGGGATGTCTTTTATCTAGCACTAACACAATATGATCAGTGTGTGGGTCAAAGTATCCAAAAGCAGTAGGGTGGCTGGTAGCAAAATTCTTTTGAAATTTAATTTTGGGCAATTGCTGTAACTCCAGTTTTTGTACTGCAAACTTTAGAAAATCCGTCAGTACCTGCCCACTCTGTACAGATTCCGAAACTATGTCAGAACTCTTTTTTTTAGGCTTGGATGTTTTAGTTATCATAACAGCAGTTTTTGTGAGGTTAGGTACCTTTTTAGCATCAAACCCTGGTCCCAATATACTAACCACGTACTCAATGAGTTCATTGCCGTCAAAACCCTTTTGGTAAATTCTGCCACCAGGTCTCAAAATCCAAACTGATCCGGGCTCATCTCCGGGTTCGAAATTTTTAGTTCGATCGATATCGTCTCGATATCCTCTAACACCAATAACAGCCATACCTCCAGTTTTGAGCAGTTTGCCAATGTGCTTTACTACTCTGTCTCGAATGTTCGGTGGCAACACGTTCAACACATTCAAACACACCACAGCGTCGTATTGTTCGGTAATCTCTGATGACTTTGTGAAAGTGGGCTTTGATTTGGCTCGTTTGGGTTCAGGCTCATAGGAATCAACTTGAGCAATATCTGTTAACACCGATCTCATGGCATTTGTGCCGGATCCCAGACCTGCACCATAATCCAGAACTCTGGCTCCTGGTTGGATAAGAGGCAACAATAGCGAAGCTGCTTTAGCGTAACTGGTTTTCGTGGCTTCTACTTGCGTGGTTTCTGACCCAGGTTGATGCTCAATATCCTCATCATCTTCTTTTTTGGATTTTAACTTTTCCACATTCAGTAAAGATGGATCGTCCTTTTTGTTTGAACCTTCGCTAATGTTTACGCTTAAAAAATCCCGGAGTTTCATGTGATTATTTATCCATTTGTGTTTTTAAAAATCTCTATATACTTGTACTTCCGAAGGCATTGGACCATTCAGTGTTGATGCCCAAGCTCGGATCTTGTTGTCTCTGTCTGCATCTGTGCTATTGAAGCGATGCAGTATCCGGCCATTCGAATCCACTACTTTCCAGGAGTACTCTCCAGGTTTGGGTGCTTCGGGTTTTGTTTCAGGTGCAGTCTGAGGTTTAGATCTGAGTTGGGTTAGTTCTCTCTGTTGAATGATACCAGTCATTGCAGCTCTAAACTCTTCTTTGTTAATTTCACCTGCTAGCACTTGTGCAAACAGACTGCGAGTGGAGTCGTTGCCAGGCTTGATTATCTTGTAGAATTTTTTGAGGTATTCTTTTCTGTAAGCGTCTGGGTCCATGGCTGCGCTCAACGCCACAGTGTAACGATTTACCACAGCTAACAATTCCTCTATTGGCTTATCTAACCAATTATCACCAGGACTGCGGAATTCTACCCTGTTATCATGTATGTTAATGCTGTCTATGTGGCGAGTCTTGCCTGTGTGTATATATTTAGATGTAATCTGAGTAAAATGCTTGCGCATTTGATTGAAAATTTGATCTGTATATGCAGAATCAAAAGCGGCAGACGAAGTTAAGTTAGCTGCTTTATTTTTAATTTCACGAGTCATGTTTCTGGAATAACTGTTAAATTCTCTTTCAAACTGTTTCAGCACATACTCATCGCCGCTCAGTATAACCAGTTTAACATAATCAATTTTTGCCCGATCAAACGCAGGAAAACTCATGTTGATATGCAATCCGGTTTCAGAATCAGTATAACAGTTACGTTGCCCCCAGTTATAAATCTTAGCGAATTCTCTCACAGCTTGTTCATATGGCAGAGGTGGTCCAATAATTTCCACTCCATGATCAGAGTTATTTGAGCTCAATGAGGAGTCCGGTTCCACGATGTAATAGTCACCGCCCCTGGCCACACCATGATAATCTTCACTCCAAGTAGCATTACGACCAGTTACATTTTTTATTGTTTTTGATACTTCTCCAAATACAGATGCTTTCTTGATGCGTGGCCATTCAATTTCGCCCGAGTATCTATTATAGATATCACTGGCCATTGTTAAATCTTCGCTTGATAAAAAGTCTTCAAATGTATAATGATCGTCAAAATCTTGGAGATATTGTTCGTGAGCCATGTTATATTCATGGGTTTCATTTGATATTGCTTGCTCAACATGGTCTTCCAAATAGTCTAAGTCATACCCTTCGGTGTCTTTGATATCTGTGTTGTCAACTATCCATTCTCGAACATAATCAGTTTTTGCTGATTCCCAATCACGGTTAATTTGAACTGTTTTCCAATATTCAAAATCTTGATCTATGCTTCTCATGAAACGTCTAACTGCACGACTGGAATTTGGACCATCTAAAAAAAAGTCTTCAACATCGTCGTATGTTTTCATTTTTTCATCATAATCAAAATCTGGTTCTTCATCCAGATCATATATGTTACCGTCCACAAACATTTCCATTTCAAAACCCAGTGTGGGTCTCAATTTGGCTGCCTGTGTGCTGAGACTGCCCGGGGCCATTTTGATTTCAGTCACATTTTGTTCTATTAGATCACGAAGTTTCATAAATTACAGCCCTTGTTCTCTCATGTAATCATGATTTTTTATAACAGGCATAGTTACTGGCTCATTGATTTCATCCAGTGGCTCTGTTTCAACTGGTTCAGGTTCAATTGGTTCAGACTTGGCGGCAGAAACATGTGGCTGCCAGCTCATGTAATCAGGTCTGGGTTCTTTGTTTTCCTGAACCTCAGCGCCAATCTTACGACGTCTGAGCAGCTGAGTCCAGGCAGCTTGATTTCTAGCAAATAGTTCAATGTGTTGTTGTGTTCTCTGGTCAGTGCGGATGTCTTTGCGATCTTGCATCACACAGGGCACAATTGCATCTGGTGGCACAGTGAATCCCATGTTGGTTGCAAAGTTCAATAGTAGCCCAGTGATTTGTTGAAAGCCGTCATCACTGCCGCTTATGATTGCACCAAATGTTTTGCCATACAGGGGATTGATAGCAGTCTTGATGGCAAAATCGTCATAGTAGCACATGCGTTCCATCAGGGCCTGGATCAGGCTGCTGTGTATTCCCCACCAGATGGGAGTGGAGAAAATCACACAATCAGCTCCCAGTACCTTGGCTAGTGCTTGAGTCATACCATCAGCGTTGCCGCTTTCAGTAACATTGCTTACACCAGGTTCGTACTGGATTTTTCTCAGATTGAACAATTCAACTTCTTTGAAACCCCGTTCCAGTAGCTGCTTTTCCACTAATTTTGCAATATAAGCACTATTGCTGTCTGATTGTTTTTGCTTCAGTGATCCCAAAAATATAATGGCTTTCATGCCGGTATTTATACAACAATGCTGATCAGCGGTGCCACAACAGGAAGCTGGTAATTACATCTGGTCTGAATGCTGCACGATCGCCGTCGCCCTGAGTCACAATCACATGCCATCTGGGTTGATCACTCTGTGGTGTATCCAGCATCTGATCATAAGTGATGATGTCCTGCACAGGCACATGGTAGGTCTTGGCCAACTGTTGACGGAACGTGTTCAGGCTCTTGGCGTCCTTGAACTGAATGCGACCCTTGGCATCTTTAATAAGTGCATTGCCTTCGTGCTGGATCAGATCCCAGAACATGCTCTGTGGCACAGTGATGGCCTGCTTGACAGTTTTACCAGCGTCTTTTGCTCGTTGAATCTGAATAACATCGCTGCGTTTGGCACCAGTGCTGAAGTTGATCAGGAAGTTACTGGGAAGATTTCCAACAGCGATATCAGCCACTTTGGTATAGGCATAAAACTGCACATCGGGGTTTGCTTTGGCCAGATCCAAAGCCATCTCCAGGTACTCTTTGCTGAAGAAGTCACCAGCGTCATGCCAACGAACCACCAGCTCTATGTCTTTCTTCTTGAGCTTTTTCTTGATTTTGTTAATTTCAGTGCTGATTAATCCAAAGTATCCAGCTGGGTCGTTCACCAAAAAGTTAAGAGCTCGGGCAGCACTCAGTGAGCTGGTAGGAAACATCACATACCCACCACGTCGAGCATAGCAGTATTTCTGACATTCGCCAGCACTGGGGCAGGTTGTGATTTCCACAAACTCGCCAGTTTCTTCGTCCACCACTATGCCTTTGAGTGCTGGTAAACTGATGTCATAGAGCACTTTGTCCTTGTCGCTGCTCTTGACCATCTTGGCACTGGGGGCACTCTTGACCATCTTGGTGTTGATGCCCATCAGCGTCAGCGGTCGCTTGGTGATTTTCTGTCGCAACTGATCCAGATCCCAAACGTCCTCAGCATCATCAGTCTTGGTGATGTTGCTGGCATGTATGTACGCACCCATGCGTTCTTTGGGAGTCTTGGTCTTGCTCTTGATTCTGCCAGCCATGGCTTGCATCTCGGGATCGGTAATTCTGCGCTGTCCTGGTGGGTTCAGCTTGAGAGCTTCATCCAGCTGGTCGTTGAGATCCAGTCTGTGGACTGTGAATCCACCCAATCGTTTTTCCATTAATTCTCTAGTGTTCATGTCATTATTTATGATGTGCTACGCACATCAGCGTCTTCGCTTCCGCAGTCAGCTCGACGCGATTTTTAATGAACTTTTAAGATATCACTGCTATAGATTCAGCCACTCTTCGCCCGTCCGCGGGGCGAAGCGGAAAAGATCTGCTATGAGTTCTTGATCCAGTCAATACAGAAGTTTATGCGGAGGCGGTTGGCCTGTACCCCCTGCTTCTTCTTCGTTTCACACACGTTGGACCATAAGGGCAAACTCACTTAATCCTGCTCAACCTTCAAGCTAATGTGCGAAAACCAACGGAAACACACAGACACAGTATTGACATGCGTCAGTGTGTTTAGCGGTTGTATCTTTTTCACAGAGCCGCTATCATTTGTTTAGGTGCGTAACTCGCAAGATCCGTCCGCAATATCCGATGCTGACTCAATGCGGGTCGAGCTGCCTCGACCAAACAGTGTTACTATGAATGATTGGGCTGGATTTTGTCCAGCCCAGGCTTAAAACGATTTACTTCTGAAATGCAACTCCAAAAGTCCAGACAGTGCGATGCAGATAACCACGTTGTAGTTCATAAGAAGTCACTACTGCAAGCCCCGGAGTAAGATTGTAACCCACACCCAGCTTTTTAATATTGTACTTGGTGTTACGATCATTAGTCAAACTTTTGCTGATTTCGTATCCAGCTCTGAGAGTCATTGCACCCAGAGCATAACGAACACGTGGTTCAAAAATATAACCCGTATCGTTTACTCCATCAGGTCCAAACAACTGGCGAACTCCACCACGGGCACCAATCTCCAGATCCTGTAACTTGATCAGATTGTTTTTCAACAGTGCAGCACTGGCTTGGCTGGGTGTATTCTGACGTTGTTGGAAAAACTGTACGTTTTGCCAGTACATGGGGGCATTGTAATTTCTGCTCTGCACTGACTCTAGGCGAATTTCTGCAGCCAGATTATCACCCGATAGCTTAATGGTATCAGTGATTCTGACTCCCTTGGCTAGGGATTGCACTTGGTGATCCTTCATGCTAACTGCTTCCAGCCTGATCTGATGATCCAGTGCTTGGCACTGAAACGCCAACATTGCAAAAAACAGTATCTTTTTCATATCAACTCCATTATTTGTAGGGATAATAGGTAGCCACCCGGTCTGCAATCCCCAGTTTAATTGCATCACGAGCCTCCAAGTAAACATCACTGGGAGGAAGCAGGTACTGACGTATGTCAGCATCAGTTTTCAAACTGGTGCAGGTTTTAATATGATTTATTAAACGTCGTTCCAGCCTGGCGAGTTCAGAAGTTTGGGCCATTAGTTCATGAGCCTTGCCACCAGTATACCAACTGAATTGGTGGCTCATGATACTGGTGTTGGGCGTGACAGTGCGATGACCAGGTTCACCAGCCATGAATGCAAACAGGGCACTGCTGGCTATGCTGCCAATACCCACGGTATGAATGGGAATACGGCTGCCTTTCATCACATCAATTAAACCAAAACAAGCACTTAAATCACCGCCATCACTCATGAACATCAGAGTAATGTGTTGTGGTTTTCGGTTTGCTGGGCTGTAATTTTTATTCAGTATAAATTTGATACATCTGGCCACGCTGGAGGTGGTAAATTCCTCACTGAACAGATAAATCCCATTTCGATCCAGATTAGATGTGACATCTGAATCAAAATAGGATTGATCGTCTAGAAATTCTGATACTTCTGCACTGCCAGAATTTTTTTTGTTTTTTGACATAGCGTTATATACAATCTGCACATTTGGTGTAAAGAAAACCGAAAATATTGCGAATCTCCGCAGGCACACCACCACAATCTTCACACACAAAGGAACTTCTGTTCTCGTATTCATTGGTGATGTCCCATAGGGTATCACTTGATTGATACAAGTAGACTCGCAAAGTTCCAAATTTTTGTTTTAGTTGTAGCAGTCTGCCATCCCAACCTGCTTGAAATAGTTTCTCAAACATTTCAGTCAGTAGATCATTCCAGCCAACACCCACATACCCTGATTGCAAAAATTTTTCCACAGAGTATGTTACAGGATTTGCCGGATATTCCAGATAGGTGATAACTTTATCAGTCATTAGTCCAACTTTAGAGTAATCCATACGTCTTTGGAGATTTCCATCTGACACTGGTCATCCTGAATTCTGGTGGGTTTACCACCAGTGCTTGCGATCACTGGGCAGACTTTGTTCACTGTTTGTGTGTGAGCTTCGCGAAATTTGCAAATTCTGAAGTACTCCCAAATCCCAAAACCAGCCACCAAGACAACCACCACAATACTCATTGTGAGGTCATTAATATAACGATGCGAACCACTGACTTTACTTAAAGATGTCATAATTCCTCTCTATAGATCAAACATGTTCATAACAAACCAAATCAGTTTACAAAATATATGCAGGGCCTGATCTGTGTGAAAACCAATGTCTTCATTGCTTTTGTGGAAGTCTATTACCAAATGGGTTATGGTTTCGTAACTAGCCAATCTTAGACTGCCAGTCACCAGCAACACCAAGCTGCCATGCACCACGCTGTGGGCCAACAGACTCCAAAACCAGGGTATACCTGGTAAAGGATTTTTATGATTTTTGGATCGAGCCAAAAAATCATTTTGAAACACATAATCGCCAAAAAAATGACCTGCCAATAACCACCATAACACATTAAACATTTTTACCCCTACGCAGGCATTGACGAATAAACATCACACCGGCACTTACAACAGGCACTATTACAGGCCATCTAGTAGGCGCAAACACACCGTGAACTGGACAAAACAAAAATTCTGTGATATCGTTTAGCATGTCTTTGTATTTATTTCTGCACTGACTGTTCCTGAATTATGTATTTTAGATAGCAGCGACCACTTATGTCGTAAAATTTCATCTCCACAGTTTCTGACTGTTCATCCGGGTAGGCCTTGCGGGTCTCCACACTGACATTTGAAGACACTGGGTGAACAAAGGAAACCTTCTGTCCTGGCGGTAACTGAATGTGAGTGACGTGCGGATCAGTGGTGGTGTGAACTTCATTCTGTTGACGAATCCTGCAACTCATCAAAAAAACCATTAACAAAATCATTGCGTAGCGCATGGGTGCCTCTCAGATAAAGAAATACATCTCGATATTTTTCTTGTTTTTGCGTTTGTTGTGGGTGTGCCAATCCATTAATCGATGCACCAGCATTATGGGCAACGGAATCAGTATCAGCAAAATAATCAATGTGAGAATCATGTGGAAAGGATACGCCAAACTATCAGTTGTTCGAGGCTTGACATGTCTGCCACAGTTAACAGCGTCTCATTGGGGACAATTTTGTATCTATGCTTGATAGCCCGCTCACGATACTGATTGATGCGACCTGCCAAACATGGCTCCCAAATTTCAAAGCTCAATTTTTTGGTGTCGATGTGGCCAGTGATGTGAGCGCATTTAAACTCAATCCTGGAAGCATTGCCCATTATATCCTCGTAGAAGATTTTTTCAGAACTTAAAATCACAAGTGCTCTGAAAAATCCGCGATCATCTTGTGCTGCCCAAGCAATTCTCATTTGTGTATTCTTAGTATCCGTATTTGAGTACAAAAAATGTTAGCAATTCGGGGTCATCAACTATCAACGTGGCATCACGGTATTCGTCTGCTCCTTTGAAGCCAGACAACCCCCATTCAGATTTCATCCATTTGACAAAATTTTTTCTGCTGGCAGTTATAGAATATCCTTTTTGTGCGGTTCTCTCTCCATATGGGCCAAATTCTAAAGTCCAGGCAGCAACAAATGCTCGCTTGATGTGGTTGTTGTTTGGATCGCTGAGTTTAACAGTCATGCTATGCTGCGTATTTGATTAGGAAGAATGTCAATAGCTCTGGGTTGTCAATTTTGATGTTATTTGTATCACTAATGTCAATACCCCATTCTTTATGCAACCAGGTGCTAAAAGAACCGGCACAGCCAGTACGCCACCAGTCAGTGACTGGACGACGACATGCTGCATCTATCTGACGAAATTCTGGGTCACTAGTTTTAATAATCATATTTTACGCCAGATTACCGTGGAAGTAGTACTTGCGGCGACTGGGGTCAGCAGGCGAGCCCAAATACTGAAACCCAGCATAGTTGCCGGTTTCGTGAAGCACGTTTTCCAGCACGCTGATCATAGCAAATCGTTCAGCGTCAGTGCAAGTGCTATGCTCCAAACGATAGTTGATGTTGATCACCAACTCCCTTACGCTGAATGTTTTTCTGTTTGCCATACTCTTATGATAGCAAGACAACGTGAGCGATGTCAATTCTTAGTATAAATAATTACATGAGATTCAGGGAAATCAAACACTTCGTGATTGAGTCAACAGAAGATGCTGTGGATTTTTTGAGAAAATATGTTAACGATCCCATGAACAGATGGATCAGTGCAGACCGATTTGACAACATTCTCAGCTATTTTCCCTATCAGGGTGGTAAGCTGTATCGCGGTATGAATTTTCTTGACCGGGAATCTTATGAAAAGTTTCTAGACGATATCAAAGATGGAGTGGTCAAAACACAATCAATCACCAGCTGGACCAGAGACTTGGACACTGCTTCACAGTTTGCAATCACCAGACCAACTTATTACTTTAACTCAGTGTTAGCATCTGCTGAATCGGCTCGACAAAAAAGTGGCGAACATATGGTTGGTTACCGAGGAGTGATTCTGACCACAGTTGTTCCTGCAGAAGTTGGAGTGGATGTTAATCAATCTGGTGTGGGTGCTGAGGATGAAGTTATCTTACCGGCTGGAAACTACAAAATTCAGATATTCAAAGAGTTTAAACCATTTGCCCAACAGGTCGCTGGACGAGATCCCAACGAACTCATTCAGTCTATTTCTCAAGAACAGTTTCGCTCTCAAGAGGAATATAAAAAATTGTTTTATTTCCTGCTCACAAACAACAAACCTGAAAGTTTCTCATCTGCCAGCAAACAACATATTTTTCGTTTACTATACAGGAAACCCTACACTCCAGGTAACATTGCGTACGACGACCGTGTGAGTTACTTTGGATCTTTTGAAGTAACGCCCAGGTATAACTTCGCACCTTTTGGTCTCACAGAATACTTTTTGGACCAGGACCTAAAAAAACTGAGAAAAGACGCTGACCTCATGCTAAATGACGTGATGAAGACACTTAAACCCAAACTGGCTGAATTTGGAATCTCAGTGGTAGATGTTAAACTCACTATTCACCATATTGAATGGGTATTGAAGATGGCATCGCCGGGGGCAATTAGTAAGTACACAAAATTTATCAAATCAATTGTGGCACCAGAAAAGCAAAAGTTAGAACTCTCAGTCAGAGACATAAACAAAATCACTGACTCAAAACAAAAATCCAAAGCCATCGACGAATACAAAGAAAAGATCACCAGATTGATTCGTTTTGCTTCACAGGTTTAGTATTGCTGCTACATTTGATCATAAAAACGCATATAGAACAGGATCTCCTATCCAAACAGTTACGATCTTACTGTCATGATTGTCTATTACAATGCTGTTCAGTGTTGTCATGCAGTTTGACTATCAAAGTGCCCACTGAAATTAAAAATACCGATATCTTTCTGTTAGGTTTGATTTGTTTTCCACCAAACGATCGAACTGACCACTCTCGCCATCGATGTAAAAACCACTGGGATCCAGGATCCGACCACGTAGCTCTACCCAGCTGTGTGGTACCCACCGAAACTCTTCTTCCAGATTGTTTTGGTAGATATATGTTTTGCGATCTTTTCGCTTCTTGGGGTTTAGACCAGTTGATCTCATCTGTCTGATATCATGACTGGTTAAAGCATCCGGTGTTAGAACCGGGTGATCCAGATGAAACCAACCTTGTGCTTTGATTTGCTTTCCGTTTGTGGTAATTATGTAACCAATTGGTATTATTTCTGCAAAACCCGACAGCCCTTTTGTGTCCAAGAACTCTAAAAAATTCTGACTGGCCGAAATGCATCCGTCAGTCGTAAAATACTGGTCAAGTTTATCCTGACTTTGTTGTCTCCAAAATTCAATTAACAAAGGATCAAATTTTTTGACCATTACCTCTGAGATAAACATATAATCTATTTAGTGATACACTGAAAAAGTCTATCACTAAGCCCAGTAATTTTGGTAGTCGGAGAGGGAGTCGAACCCTCATGTCTTGCGACGTCAGTTCCTAAGACTGATGCGTATTCCTAATTTCGCCATCCGACCACATGAATTTTTGTATTTCGGCGGGAGCAACCTAAGTTGCTCTTCTTTATTTATTTATCTCTACCCTTGGGTGGAAGACCGAAAAAACTTGGTAGACCCTTTGAGCAAATTGCCCACTTTGAGTAATCTTTGCTAAATATATTTGTGGTTCGCGATATGCAACTATCCAACCACTCTATAACTTCTAGGGAGTCACAGCAAATGTATTTATCTGATACCGAACACCTTCTAAAATGTCAGTATTGCGGAAGGCCTGCCAAAACAAAAAACTCAAACGCTCAACACGAAATTCGATGCCATCACAATCCAAACCCATCGAAAATAAAACCTTCTTACGGGATGTTAGGAAAGAAAGGGTCTAATCAACATATCAAATCCAAACAAACTGGAGAGGAATATGTTATCGCTGAGTCAACAAGAAAAAAGATTAGTGAAGCAAACAAAAAACGCAGAATGTCTCTAGAAGCTAGAGAAAATCACAAAAAATCTATGACAAGAGCAGTTGAAAATCATCCCGAATCACATCTTTATGGAAACTCACGTAGAACAAAAAGATATTATCATAATGATTTTATTTGTCAGGGTAAATGGGAACTTGATTTTTATAAATGGTGTTTAGAACAAAACCTCAAAGTTGAACGTGGAACTTCGTTTCCTTACTATTGGGAAGGTCAAACTAGGAAATATTTCCCTGACTTTTATCTTCCTGAACTAAATCTTTGGATTGAAGTAAAAGGTTTTGAAACTGAACGTGATCGAGCTAAGTGGAAAGAATTTCCGCATTGTTTGAAGATTGTTAAAGAACAAGAAATCAAAGCAATTAGAACCGGAAATTTTTTATTGGTGGACCTGGTTGGGATTGAACCAACGACCCTTCGGTTATGAGCCGATCGCTACTGACCACTGAGCTACAGGTCCACATTTTGCCTTTAACTCCATTGAGCTACGGGTCCATACTCAGATTAAAATCACAATGTAAACTCAACTACTTTATGGTCCCCGACTGCGAGGGTCATTTTAATGATCTAGTTCTAGTTCTAGTCTTTTCAAAACAGTCTAGTTAGTTGAGTTCACACTGTGAAATTGTTATGCAGATTAGCAAACTTCCTAACGGTGACCCTGACTGCGAGGGTTATTAATGGATGGATTATAAGTCCAACCTTTTTAAATACAGTCTGTTTGCTAATCTGCAAAATCGTTGTTACGGCTTGTTGAAGAAGCCCCGCAGAATCTGCACCTTAACAGTGGGCTCGAACTGTTCCGCCAGCTTGTGAACAGCAGCTTCGTTGGCCTTCTTGCGGTTGTACGCATCCTTGTGGTAGGGCTTAACGGTGGCGACATCCATCACCTCACCCTGCTCGCCCACCAGCACAGCGGTGGTGCTCATGCGATTCTGTGTGACCTGCCGACCACGCTGGAAAAACGTCACTGGAGCCAGCTGCCGATAAAACTCAATACTGCACTGCTTACCATTGATAACAACCATTTTTTTATCCTCTGTGTGTTCTGTGTTTACTGCTAAATTTTGTTCTGTTTACTGCTACTCTTTAAGTATAGCAAATTGCTCAACTTTAGTCAAACAATTTGGTTACCATCTTTTATTGGGTTGTGGATGCAGGAATTGCACAATGCTGCCATCCAGATAATGCACAGTGTAATCACTGCTAATGTAGCCGCCGTCATTGGGGTTGGTATACCCATCACTCTCACTACATGGATGCCAGCGATCTCCACAGCATTCACAATCTTTGTTCTCTTCTACTCCGTTGAAATAAATGCCAATATCGCATGCACGACTGTTTGCATGTTCAGCATCAAATGCTTGAATGAACACATGGCAGTCAATACCCTGTTCTTCATCCACATCATAAC